GGCTGCGGGCCCGCGGCCATCGCCGCGGCGGCCATCTGCTGCTGCTGCAGGAACTGCTGGATCATCTGGACGTGCATCGCCATCGCCTGGGCGACGGGCGGGTTCGCCTCCTGCAGCTGCTCGTACTCCTCGGTCTTCAGGAACTGCTTGCAGAAGTGGAAGTGCAGCGGCAGTTCTTCGGTGATCGGATCGGGCGGCGCGATCTCTTCGGGGCTGTGCGCCGCTTTCCACCGATCGAGCTTCCGCGCGACCTGCTTGCGGTCGGCGTCCATCGACGGTTTCATGCCGATGAGATCCAATTCGACGAGACACTTCTGCTGCAGCTCGGGGTCTTGCGCCGGCGGCATGAGCACGCCCCACGCGAACGCCTTGTCCATCCGCAGGAGCCTCGCGAGCGGGGATTTCGGCCACGCGGATTGCCGGTCGATCTGGACGTCGATCTTGCCGTCGAGGTCGCTCGCGTTGAACTGGCTGATCTCCCACTGGCCGTTCTCGCCGCGGACCCGGCGCATCCGGTCGGCCCAGGCGGACCGCTTCGCGATCCAGAAGAGCATCAGCGAGAGGTCCTTCTCGAACCGCACGAGCATGTCGAGCGGTTCTTTGAACGAGCGCATTCCGTTCTCTTCGAGCCGTTGCACTTCGCCCAGCGTGGGGTCGCCCTCGGGTCGCGCGCCGGCCAGGACGGAGTTGAGCTTGCTGATCTCTTGGAACTTCGTGTCGATGATTTCGAGGTACTTGTAGAGTCCCTCGGGGGGATTGACGCCCCGGTCGGTCTGCGGCTTGTCGCCCGGGAGCATCGAGCGGTAGAAGATGCTCTCGCCGGGCCGGCCGGTCGGTTGGTTCTCCAGGGTCACGCTGAGCGGAATGAACGTACGGGGCGCGGCGTCGTGCATCAGGATCAGTTGGATGAGCGAGTCGACGAGGTTCCGACTGATCTGGAGCGGCACGAGGTCGTCGGCCGGCGGCTTGCCGAAGGCGCAGCCCGGGGAGTGCGCGAACGAGCGGATGAGGATGCTCTTGACCGCGACGTCTTCGTCGTTGGTGACGGGCAGCGGCCCGCTCTCCATCAACGTGTCTTCGATCATGACGGCGTGCAGGCCGTCGGGAAAGTAGAAGTCGTCGTCGTCGATCGGGTCGTGCTGCAGGATGTAGACGATCGGGCCGGACGCCTTCGACGCGCCCATCGCGCTCTGGCTCGCGCGGATGGGGGACGACAGCGCCCGCATCCCGCGCGCGTAGGCGTGCTGGAGCCCGCCGCTCTTGCGCGAGCCCTGCGCCTCGACGACAGACTTCGCTTTCTTCCACCGGACGATGGCGTCTTCCTTCGCCATCTCCGAGTGCGTGAGCACCCACGGGACACGCTTGCTGTCCGCGACGCGGGCGCTGGTGGGGAGCGAATACTCGAAGCTGGGGATGAGCGAGGCGCAGACCTTGCCCTTCGGATAGGGGAGGCCGACCGGCTTCCCCATGTGATCGATCACGGGCTCGAAGAACTCGCCGGAGGTCGGCTGGCCGGTGTTCGGGTCCAGGCATTCCTCGTCGGGGCAGACGTTGCCGGCGTCCTCCAGCTCCATTGGGGTCGTCTCGACTCCGCAGTGGGGGCAACGCAGTAGGTCGATCTGCTGCATCCCGTGGCGCTCGTCATTGTCGTAGTAGAGGACGAGCGCGGCGCCGTTGGTCAGGCACACGAGCTTGTGCAGCTCTGAGCGCAGCGAGTCGTAGCCGATTTCCTCGAGCAGCACGGGGTCGGCATCTTCCGCGACTTCCGCGGTGGCGCGGTCGGCGTCGTCGTCGGTCGACGGGCTCCAGAGCTTCGCGGGTTCGGACTGGTCGAGGATGGCGATGATGCCGTCGATGCAGGTCGCAAAGACGTTGGTGACCGGCCGCGGCACCCACTCGGGCAGGCCGCCCTTTTCGGGGTCGTGGCCGCGAGGAACGTAGCTGTTCGAGTTGTGATCGAAGACCGACCAGTGGTTATCGCGTCCGCCACGGTAGATCAACAGGTTCTGCCAGTCCTGGCGGTCGCGGTCGAGCCGGGGCTGGTTGTTGCGGGCGTCGTCCACACACCGCGCGCAGAGCCGCTTCGCTTGTTCGCCGTAGTCGATGGGTTTCCCTTGGGTCCGCGGCGCACCTGTCGAACGCGCGGACGGATCCCGTGCTGGCTCTGTCGTGGGATCAACTTCGGGTTCTGCGACTACGGACACCCAACCTTCAAGCCACCCGGCTACCGGTTAGGGAGCGACCGACGACCGACTACGCCTCGACGGGCTGTTCGAGCGGCACGGGCGGCTGATACCCAGGCGGCACGAGTCGCCGGCCGCCGTGGACCCCATCCGCTTGCACGACGACGCCCGGCACGAACACGAGTGCCTCCGCGATCTGCTCACCCTGCTGCGTGGTGACCTGCACGACGCACCCGACGCCGGGGATCTCCATCGCCTTCGTGCTCTTCATCCAGCCTTCACGCTGGCTGGACGCCTTGCACAGGAGTTGCCACGTATCGCCGTTGCCGAAGACTTTGAGATCGCTGACGGCTTTCGCGGCGCCCGCGACGTCGGTGTTCCCAAGCGTTTTCTTCACGGTCTTCGTCGCCATCGTGCCTCCGAGTTGGTTGCAGGGGTCGGATTTGAACCGACGACCTTCGGGTTATGAGTCCGACGCGCTGCCAGGCTGCGCCACCCTGCTCCTCCCGATTTCCTACCGGCCGTCCGGCAGCGCGTCGTCCTTGCGCTTCCAGGCGGCGACGAGTGCCTGCAGCAGCCGGGTCTGCGCGACGGCCGCGATCAACTGCGGGTCGACGACGAGCTCCACGCCGCACCGTTGCTCCTCGGGCATCGTGCCATCAAGGTAGCGTTCGACCGTCCGCCACAGCGAGCCGTACTGCTGCTGGAACCGCTCGACGGTGTAGAGCGTCGAGACGGCCATCAGGCAACGTCCTCCTGCGCCGAGCGCCCGAGCCGGTCCACTATTTTCTGAACCCGCGTCAGGAAGTCGTGCAGTGACAGCTTCGATTTCATCCCGTTGCAGACCCCGCAGCACGGAAGCGTGTTCGTCATGTCGTAGAAGGGCTCGTTGTTCAATCGGTCGATGCCATTCGGCTTCGAGGTGTCGCCGCAGAAGTAGCAGGGGGCACCCCAAATCCAGTCGAGGAACTGCTCGTAGGTCAGGCGCCACTCGAACCCACGGCGCTTTGCGTTGCTCTTCGCCTCCAGAAACAGCCGCTTCGGATTCGTCGGTCGCGTCAGGCGCTTTCTAGCGTTGTGGCACGCCTTACAACGAACAACGTACCCGCGTGGGCGGTTCAGGTCACGGCTGAAGTCGCTCTGCGGCTTCTCGACTCCGCATTCCCGGCATCGCATGGTCAGCATAGTCAGGACAGCTGACCCCTCAGTGCGACGGATGCATTGGCAGTAAAACAACATTCCCTCAGTAGCCGCATCGCGGCGTGCTGGTCGGCGCCGGGATAGGTGTTCTGGATGAGGATCTCTGCGAACGCTTTCGCGCCTTCGCGGATGTTTTCGTAGCGCGGGATCTGGTCGTGCTCCGGCGGATGGTAAGTGAACACGTCGTCGATGCGTTCCTTCGTCCAGGCCATCAGTGTGTCTCCCCCGGATGTGGTTGCGTGCCGATTTCGGTGATGTTCATGGCGGCGATGACGCCCGCGGCCATGCTGGGGTCCTTCCGCACGACGGCGTCACGCATCGTCGGTTCGGAGATCGCGCCGGCCCGCGCGAGCGCCTGGTCCATGAGCTTCTCGGCGCGGGTGCGCCAGTAGTCCCGCTCTTGCTCAGCCGCCGCGACGCGTAACGCCTGCGCGGTGATCGACAAGTCGAAGACCTTCCGCGTGACGAAGGGCCAGTTCACCGCCCACCGTCGCGTTCCAGCTCTCGTGAGAGCCCGTCCATCCAATGCACCGGCTGCGGCGGGCCGAAGCAGAGCCACTTCAGCCGCGGCCAGAACCCGAGCGGCGGCAGCTGCGCGTTCATCAGTTCCAGGCGCGTGCTGTGCGCTTTCAGCAGCCGCTCGAAGGTGTCGTCCACGTCGCGGAGCGCGGCGATCTCCTTCGAGTTCTGCTCGCACCACGCCGAGGCGGCATTCGTGCGCCGGTCGAGGTCGTTGACCTTCTTCGCTTGCGTCTCGACGCCGTCGGCCAGCTCGTTGACGAGCCCGATGCAGTCCGCGACCTGCCCGAGGACCTTCCGTTTCGTGACCGCGGCGTCGTGGCCCATTAGTCGCTCGTGTGCTCGACGTAGCTCTTCTCGAACTCGTCTTTAGTCAAGATCCACGGCTCGTCGCCGCCGCCGTCGGCTGAGTCAAGACAGAGGTAGTCGCCCGCAGCGCCTTCCGTCGTGCCGTGTAAGGTGGTCTCGACTTTGAACGCCCGTTCCATCTGCCGTGCGCGGATCAGCGGATTGTTGCGGCGGAACGTGCGGAAGCTGGTCGTGTCAGCCAGCGCCGCCGCGGTCGCCTTCTCTCGGGGGTCGCCTACCATGATCGTTAGAG